TTGACTTCCATATTCTAAGCTTGCTTTTTCTGCATCGCTAACCACTTGACTAGGAAAGGCGCTATTGGTGTTAGTATATATATTCATTTAACTTATTATTTTTGATGTGGTTCCTTTATTGTTATATCTTTTTATACCTAAATCTACAGGTTCTAATTTAATTTTATTGCTTGGAGCATATCTATGCTTATTACAAGCCATTAAAGCTAGTCCCGAACTAATAGAAGCATCGTGAGAAGTTCTATTATTAATATTAAATCTAGCCCAGTCCTCTAAAGTTCTTTGGAAATATACATCTCCATAACCTGTTTCTTTTAATCCCACAAAGTGTTCTATGTAAGATTCTATTGCTGCCGCGTGTGCTTGTTTAATATCTTCACTTGAATTAGGTATTCCACCTATTTCTCTTTCTGTAACAGATAATTTATTATATTTTTTATCAGGTCTATTCATAGAATAAGATCTATAACCTCGACGTCTGAAATAATACAATAATCTAGGTTTGTTATTTTCTGCTAATATTGGCATACCGTAAAACACGCAAGCCATAAGTACATCTTCAAAAAATATTTCAGCAGTTTGTGGTCTAGCTATATATTCTAAAAAGAAATGATTAGGCGGTACGTCTTCCATGCTAAATTTAGTTAAACCATGTAAAGATCCGTTTGATCCTCTTTTATCAACTGTTCCTGATATATCATATGGATCACATCCAAAAGCACCACAATGCTCGTTACCTGGATATTTCTTATGATTCTTTGTTACTGTTCTGTTTTGTAATTGTACTGGTGGAACCCATGATACCATAAATCTACCAGTTTTGTTTGGCACAAATATAACTTTAGTATCTTTCTCTCCATTTTCCCATTGAAAACTACCTTGTGTTATTGGTAGTGTATTTTTTAAATCTTCATTAAAATCTACTTGTTGATAAATCTTAGTTAAATTAAATAAAGATTCTTTAGACTCATCTCTAAAAGCGTGCTTAGTAGTACGTGGAAATTGTCTATAAAATTCGTTTAAACCGTCTTGATCTTCTTTTAATCCTTCAACTTCATTGTTCCAATATTCGATAACACCGATTTTGATTGGTATTCCATGAGGTCCGAATACTGGTACTTTTGGGGTGTCGAAGACAGGAAAGCCATAAGAATCGATGTATCCCTCGTAATTCCATTCCATAGGAATGAACAAAGAATAGAGTCCCGAACGAGTCTGTCCGTTTGCGTTTCTTTTGGTAACGTCTGAATCATCATATAGTTTTTTAAAGTTTCTTCCTCCTTTATCTAAAGCATTTGACGTTGATCCCATCATGCATTTTCCAATAATTCTTGATCCTAGTCTAAGAGTTGTTTTTGTAACTCTCCAATTATTTAATATATTGTTTGGTCTTTCCCATTTACCACTTTCATCATGAACTAATAGTTTTAGCTTTTCACCATCATAAGCATTGTCTCCAGTGTTTTTCCAATCAATAGTTGTATCTAGTCCTGCAAGATCCTCTAGTTTTTCTGTAGAAGTAATTGATCTTCTTGTAAATTTTGATGCCGGTACACGATAAGCTAGTTCTGTCTTAGGACGATCCATACCATCCTGTATTGGTTTAAAAAAGAAAGGATAATTAACAGATATAGGAACAACTTTGTCGGTGAACATTTTTTTAGCATCAGCACCAGATTTAGATAATATACCAAATCTAGCATCAGTTGAAATTGTTGCCATGTTAACACATTCTCCAGATGCCATAAAAGAAAAACCTGATCTTCTGTTTTTTAAGTAAGACATACCATAACATCTAGTATCAGCTCTACAAGCTTCCCAGAATATAAAAAATAATCTATTTGATTCTCTAAAATCTGGCTGACCTACGTCAATCTTAGACCATTGTAAATACATGTAATGAGTACCAGTGAGATAAGTAGGTATATTTTTATTGATATACCAAAAACCTTCTTCGCGACGTGTAAACTCATTATCTATGTAGTCGTAATATTTTTCTTTAAAGTCTTCTGGATATTCTCTCCAATCAAAGACTGTTTTTATTTTTTTTAATACTTTAGGATAATCAAATCTAGTCCATCTATTGTTTTCAAATTTATGAACTTCTTTAGATTTAGGTAAAGCTATTTTAAGATTTTGTATCTCATATATATCACCTATTTCTCCAGTTCTTGATATAACAACTATATCATGCTCTTCGTTGTATCCGTAATCCCATTTTTTATACCTATTCATTCGTTTAAGAACTTTAGGTTTAACGTGATCTTTTAATACTTTATATAAAGTTTGCTCGTACATTATTTAGATCTCCCTTCAGCAAAGCCACGAAATGTAACTTCTTTTTTAACTTCTTTAGGTTTGTCCTCTAGCATTTCTTGCTCTAGCGTAATACGGTTAAGTATTTCAAAAGCATCAAATATAGCTAGTTTTTTTGTAGCAGCAGCGTTTTTAAGTCTGTCAGCTGATATATCATCGTCTGAATCTACAATAGCTTCTTTAGCAACTTTAATAAGTTCTTCAACAGCTACGTGCCCAGCTTGGATTATATTCTTCTTCGTTTCCTTCGTATTCATACTTTATAACAATATCATTAGATTTCATACAATAAAGACGTTGATCGTCTACTATAAAGTCCCATTCACCGTATGGTTTAAAACCTACAAGATCTCCAGGACTTATTTTAAGCGCTTCTAATGAGCTATTACCTATTTTTAATATGCCAATAAGCTTTTGCTCTTTATCAAGCGTTAGAGAATTATCACTTTTAAGTGGCATTATAAAACATCTGTCTCCAAACGATTTCCACTTAGTGTCTCTTTTATATAAATAAACCTGATCCATCTGACAAAAATATAAATTATCTTTAAAAAAAGATCTACTTTTTTTCCTTGCACCTTTCATGTCATAAAATGTTCTAAACACATTATGATGTATAACTATTATATCTCCTTTTTTAATAGGAGTTTTATAAGCTTTAGGTGTGTCAATAACAACAGCTAAATTGTTTACTGATTTATAACTTTCTATTTTAGTGTTAAGAACTAAAGATTTATTACCTACTTTAATTTCATTATCATACTCGTCACCTAGTGGTTGTATGATAAAGTCAAACATACCTTTCATTAATATTCTAAATCATATTCAAGAGATATAGCCATGTTAGAATTAAATTTCTTCCATGGCAATACTTCATTGTTTTTTTTGATAAATATATTATAAGAACTGTCAGAAGCTTCATGTAAAATATGAGATATTTCATGCCCTCCATAAACCTGTTGCCCTACTGCATAATGCATAGCGTCAGACTTATAATCAGCACCTATACTGATTTTTCTTATTATAGAAGTCATTACTCAGCAGATGCTTCGTCTTCGTCTTCTATAACTTCGTAAGTACCATCTTTTAAATTGATATTTACTTTACCATATTCTTCTTCAAGTTCAGCTTTAAACTTTTCCATCTTTTTGCTTTCTTCAATAGCCTTTTCAGTTAATTGATACTTTTGTGCTGATAAAACACCTACGTTAGCTAATGTTGCGTTTAATTCTTTTTGAGAATCTAAAATAGTTTTTAATTGTTCTTCTGTAATTTTCTGTTCTTTACTCATTTTATTTGATTTAATTGTTATTACTTAATAATATAGTTACTCATTTTTTTTACTATTTAAGCTCCTACAGTCATTGTTACTGAAACTGGAGTTATAAGTAAAACTATTTGAGCTTCTACGCTAGCCATTAATTGTGCTACTTTTGCGTCACCCATTGCTGTTTTAGTCCATCCAGTTACTATATCGTTCGTCAAATCGGCGAAAGGTATAAATGATGCTCCTGAAGCTGGTGCTGGAACAGTTTGAGTTCCATAAACTGCTGATTGGTAAAAATCTCCTTGTGAATCTTTTTCATCAGAAACTCCATTTAGTCTCCAGTTTACATTGTAAACCACATCTGTGTTAGATCCTTCTGTTGGGTGAACATCCACTACTTTGCAATCCCATGTGTAAGTTATTGTCATTGTTTTGTTTTTAATTGTTGTTTATTTTTTTAATAATTCTATTTCTGCTTTTAGTTCTTGTATTGATTTAACTAATAAAGGAACTATTTTACTATAATCTACTGATTGCATTTCTTCTGCATCTTTTTCTCCTGATACTGCTTGAGGTAATACTTCTTCAAGTTCGTGAGCCATAACTCCATAAGACCTAGATTCATCTACCTTCCATTTAAAGTCATAAACAGGAATTTTAGAAACTAAATCTAAACCTTTAAAGTCTTGTAAATCTTCTTTTAATCTATAATCAGAAGATGTGTTAAAAGCTGTTGCAGAACCATTTGCTACAATAGAACCTACTGCTCCATTACCATTATAAAAATTAAAATGGTTATAACCACTAGTTCCTGAGTTAGCACTACTCCAAAAAGCTTGACCTTGAGTTCCAGTAATTTTAACTCCAACTTGTGATGCACTAGGTTCTGCTCCACCAGTATTTACATATATAAAACCTGAGCTATCAATACGCATTCTTTCTTGTAAAGACCCACCATTTGGTCTAGTACAAAAATACAAATCTGTATCTCTATCTCCAGCATCATTAAATTGCGCACCTATTCTTGCAGTTACAAAACCTGTAGAATTAAAGAAATCTATTGGTGCAAAGTTTCCATCTGTATCACTTGTATTTTTTAAACTTATTCCAAAAGAAGCACTTGCAGTATTATTTGTTTGTGTGTCTGCACCTGTTGATTTAAAGATTTTTGATGTTGTTACATCTCCCCCAAAAACTGCGCCACCACCAGTTTGCTGAATATATAATAATTGTGCATTATTACTAAGGTCAGTAGCTTTTATTGAATCTCTACCGATAAATATTTTTCTTGCGTTATCTTGAGTTATTATAGTATTATCAGTACCACTACCTGTTTGTACAACTTCTATCTTACC